ATCTGCCCACGGTCCGCCTGGACTGCTGGCACCGGGGCGGCGCCCGGGCCGGGATCTCTCATTGATGACCGCTTCTCGTAGGTCCTTCGCACGTAGTCCCTCAGATTGACGACTGCCGCGCGTCGACCTGCAGGAATCGACAGGCGCCTACTGCCGCAGGGCTTTCCATGGCGATCCTTCGGCTCATAGCCGCGGCGCGTGTCTGCCATCATCGTTCGCCATTCTTGTGCGATCGCTGCTGTCAGGGACAACCAAGCCAGATCTTCCGGCAGCAGCTCGCGGCCTTCGGGTGTGACCAGTCGGCCACCCTTGAACGAAAAACCGGCCCAAGGGCCGGTCAGAGTGCGATCACGCATGGGCGAGGTTCCGTCTCTTGTGGTGAGACAGGGCCAGAGGCAACAACCGTGCCAACCCGGCCACCCATCGCATTACATAATATACAGAATATGCGATATCGGAACGCGCAAACCCTTGAATATCAACGGGTTTTGCCTTTGCGATCCCCGGAACGCTGACGCACACCAGCGCGACCACCGCAGCGACCGCGCTCAACCTGTCCAGCATTGATTTCCACATGGCGCGCTCGACCGGGGACTGAGCCCGTTCGGCATGAATTCGTGCCGCCCAGGTCGGCCCATCAAGCTTTGCCATCGTGCAAAGTTGCGCAANTCGCTCATCCGGCACCGGGTAGAGCTCTTTTCGCCACGCGCTTACGACTGCGCGGGTGATCCCCAGTTTTTGGCTCAAAACGTTGTCGGACGGGATGTTTGCTGCATTCCGGACAGCGTCGAGCAGTTCGTTGGTGGCGGTCACGTCTTAGTACCCCTTGACAGTGGTGTCTCAGCGGAACTATACATGCGCCCGTGTCTTAGCAGCGCTAGACACACCCGCCAGCATCTCCCCTAGACCGCTGGCGGGTCTTCTAGGGGCTAGGGGCAAGGGGCAGGGCATGGAAGGTCTGATGTTCACCGTAGCCGTCGTAGCAGCGGCCTGCGTGTTGATCGGTCTGGCGCGACTCGGGGCGTGGGTACTGGACCGCCGCGAGGAAGATAAAACCCGTGTGATTCGTGACGCAGCGTTCGTCGCCCGGGTGTCTGCGGAGGTTCGCCGTGACTGAGTTCATCGTGGGCGCCATTGAGTGGCTGAAATCACCGCTTGATACCCCGCTGGATCTCTTCGCCGCCTTCTTGGTCGGGTTCGTGATCGGCGTCTACGGATACTTATTCCTCGCGTGGATTGTGGGGCTGATGTTGGGGCGCCGCCGTGACTGACGTCCGCTGCTCCTTCTGCGGCGAATCCACGGTCTACCTGTTCCCCGGTCGGTTGTGTGTTGCCTGCACCAGCAAGAACGCACGCATCCGCCTGGACGCGATGACGCTACCGCGTCCCGAGTTGGTAGCGTTCGACGCTTCCGTCGGCCAGATGCAGGCGGCGGCTCGCCGTACCGAAATGGCTTCCGAGAGCGTCGCGCGCCATAAGCGCGCCTCGGGCGCTTCTCTGTCGGATTACATGAAAGCAGCGCCGCTCGCGCTGACCCCTGAGGGCCAGCGCGAAGCGCTGGCCCTTGGGCTTGTCCATTACAAAACAAGTGACACCGCGTCGAAGACCGGTCGTCTTTCCATCGAGATTGATCCGCTTCTTCAGCGGGCGCAGCGGCTGCGAAAGTCCGTCATTACGAGTGCACGCCTTCATGACCAAGAAGCGAAGAAAGGATCGCGCCGTGGCGCGTGGTACATGCTCACGCTCACCTACCGAGACGGAAGCCGTAGCGGCGCTCGTGACGTTAGCGAGCTACTTAAGCGCATGCGCGGCCACTTCAATCGAACTGTCGCTCGGCTCCGACGGCTCGCGGGTGAGGTGTTCCGTTACCTCTGGGTGGGCGAGCTCACCCAGCGTGGTAGACCCCACTACCACCTCCTGATATGGGTCCCGAAGGGCATGTACTTCGGGAAGGTTGACCGTCGCGGCTGGTGGCCGCACGGCAGCAGCCAGATTGAGAAAGCACGTAACGCGGTTGGTTATCTCGCTAAGTACGCGTCGAAGTTCAGCAGCGTAGTTGCTGCTGCGTTTCCCAAGGGGTTTCGCACGCATGGTTGCGGCGGACTCAATGAAGAATCCCGCCGCGAACTGCGGTGGTGGAAGTCGCCCATCTCGGCACGTGATGCGCTCGGCGTTGATGCCGACATCCGTAAGTGCCAGGGCGGGTATTTCGACAAGCTCACCGGGGAGTTCTGGCCGTCCCCATGGCGAGTGACATTTGCATTCGGCCGGACCATCGCTTGGAAGGTAATCCCACTATGAAAGTTCAGATCCTCGCCGAAACGTTCACCACTCGCAGCTTCCCCGCACGCGACGGCAAAGCCGCCGTCAACTTCCGCGAGCAGAAGGCGGCTGTCATTCGCGAAAACGACTTCCCGCTGCCGTTCACCATCGGTCTCGACGACGACCAGCAGCCCTACAAGGTCGGCACCTACGAACTGTGCCCGACCTCGTTGCAGAACAACAAATTCGGCGGCCTTGAATTCGGTCGTCGCGTTCGCCTGCTGACGCCGTCTCCGGCGCCGGGCCGGGCGTAAGGCCATGGCCGTGCTGATCCCCGCGTGCCTTGAATCTGACCTGGACACGGCTACGGGGACCTGCACGGCTGTCATGTGGATTCCTCAACCGGGCTTGCTGCCGGACTTGCCCATTGAGGATGCGCAGTTGATAGGGGCAAAAATCGCGCTCCTGTGGGCTGTGGCGTACGTGTTCCGGCTCATCCGCAAGAAAATCCAACAGTCCTAGGAGGACATAGCAATGCAGAAGTTCATGAACGCCCTCAAGGGTAAGACCGCCGCTCTCGCCACCGTGTCCGCTGTCGCACTGGCAGCGGCCCCGGCCTTTGCCGCTGGCGGTGGTGGTGTGGACGTCGGCGACGTCGTCTCGGCGATCAGCGGTGCCGCCGCGCCCATCGCAGCCATCGGCAGCGCCGTGCTGCTCGTGATGGTGGGGATCAAGGTTTACAAGTGGGTGCGTCGCGCCATGTAACGGCCACCGGGGGGTAGGGCCGACTCCCTCCCCCCGGTCTTTTCGGTAATACCTGGACACAGTGGGGCGAACGATGGAAGGGTGGATCTGGCTTGGGGCGTGGTGCGTAGCCTGCGCGATCATCTTTGTGGAATTCGACTGATGGCTCGTTACCTCATGCACGTCATGATGGCTGCGGGCCATCCGCGCTTTTGCGCACTGGTCGCCGTTGCGCTCATTGCGCTGATGCTCCCGGTCGCCGGTCGAGCGCAGTCTATGTATGCGGACGAAGGCGAGGCATACACCGCGTGTTTGGCGAAAGCTGCTGCGGACGTCGCTTCTAGTCCTAACCTGCGCAGAAACCCCATCTGCAAGAAGAGCAACGTCACGGGGAACCCTACGCCTACCAGCTTCTGGGCGTGCTTCGACACCCGAAACTCCACCACGTTGCCATGGAATACTGCAGGCGGCTGCACCAGCCGATTCGATTTCGGCGCGAACACTTGCGAGAAGCGTCCCGACTGGAATGGTCCTTATCCTTACCTGTCTGGCGGTCGCCCTAAGAATGGGTCTGTAACGTGCAACGCTGGGTGTAAGCAGGCGTGGTACTCCACGGGTGACGGCTATTTCAACGGGAAGTACTCGTCTGTGCCAGGCACGTGCAATGACTACGACGACAACAAGTGCAAGGCACAGTTCGGCACTGGCTATTACTGGAATTCTGCTATGTCCTCGTGCGAGCCGGAGGAGGGCAAGTGTCCGGGTGGTGCAGAGCCCAATTCGCTCGGTCAGTGCAAGCCGGAACCATGCCCCAGCGGAATGACGCAGCAGGCGGACGGCACCTGCAAGAATGAGGAAAATGAATGTCCTGCCGGTCAGGTTAAGTCTCCTGCTGGCAACTGCTTGCCCGGCGACGGCCAGTGCGCCGCGGGCGAAGTGCGAGGGAAGGACGGCACGTGCAAAAAGGACTCAGACGGTGACGGCGAGCCGGACCCGGGCGAAGAGGGTGGCGAGGACGGTGAAGGCAACGCCGTTGATGAATTCTCAGGCGGCGATGACTGCAAGGTCCCACCGACCTGTAGCGGCTCGCCGATCATGTGCGGTCAGGCGCGCATTCAATGGCGCATTGATTGCAACACCCGAAAGAACCGGAATATTGCAGGCGGCATGTGCACCCAGCCTCCCGTCTGTACCGGCGAGAAGTGCGACGCGATGGAATACAGCAGCCTGCTCATGCAGTGGCGCACGGCCTGTGCCGTGGAGAAGCTCAACACTGGCACTGGCACCGGCAGCAACCCCGATGTGGTAGCGATTCGCAACGCGCTTACGGGAAATGCAGGTACTCCTGATATTGGAGAGGCGGGCGATCCGTCCGGTGCATTTAGCGATGAGTCCGGTTATGGCTCGGGGGGATACCCCGGGGAGTTCGACCCGGACACTTCGGGTTTCGGTTACGCCAGGACGTGCCCGACCATCCCCACCGTTTCGGTCATGGGTCAAACCATCAATTTCGATACCAGTGTGTTCTGCAACTGGATGGTGCTCGGCGGTCAGTTCGTCCTGATCATCGCCTCGTTGCTCTCGCTTCGGATCATCAGCAGTGGAGGAACGCAGTAATGCCGCAACTCATCGGACTCTTGTTGACCGGTCTGGGCTGGCTTTTTCGGTCGCGAATCGGTCTTTTCGTCATGACCGCGCTCGCTTGGCTGGGCATTAACTTTGGCACTATCAAGATGGTCATAGAACCGGCCATTGATCTATTGCGCGATCACGCGCAGGGCCTCGGTGGCGGCGGTGAAATGGGAGCAACAGCGATGGCTTGGGCCGGGGTCCTCCAGTTCGACCGGGGCCTGACCATGATCATTTCTGCTATCGCCGCCAAGCACGCGATCATGCAGGGGCGCCTGTTCCTGTTTAAGCGCGGTTTCGGAGCCAAGCCCTAATGCCCATCGAGCTTTACACCGGCCAGCCCGGCAACGGAAAGACCGCGCTCATGATGGAGCGGCTGGTCGAAGAGGCCAAGAAGGGCGAACGTCCCATCTTTGCGTGCGGTATCGACGGCCTGCAGGATGGGCTTGCCACCGCCCTGGACGATCCCCGCCGCTGGAACGAGAAGGACGGGGCAGGGGAGTACATCGTTCCAAACGGGGCGATGATCTTTGTGGACGAGGCGTGGAAATGGTTCGGTCACCTTCATGACGCCACCCGGCAGCAGACGCCAAGGCACGTTCTAGATCTGGCCGAACACCGGCATCGCGGCTTGGATTTCGTGTGGACCACGCAGCAGCCGAATCAGCTGTATCCCTTCGTTCGGGGTCTTATCGGAACGCACTCGCATGTAGTGCGCCGGTTCGGCACCAAAATGATCGACGTGTTCCGCTGGGGCGAACTCAATGAGGAAATAAAGTCGTCCGCGAAGCGCGATCTTGCTCAACGCACTACGCGTTTGCTGCCGTCGCAGATTTTCGGGCAGTACAAGTCCGCCGAGGTTCACACCATTAAGGCGCGGATCCCTTGGAAGGTGCTGGCGCTTCCGGCGCTGGTGATTGCTGTCGCCGTTCTTGCCTATATTGCCTACCAGTTGCTCAAGCCATCGGCGATGGCGGCCACTGCGGCATCAAAGGGGACGCAATCGGCGTCAGCCGATGCGGCCCCTATGTCCCCCGGTGAATCCTCCGGCAAGTCACACGAGATCCGTTGGAAGACAGCCACGGAGTACGCCAAGGACCACCTGCCCCGAATCGCCAGCATGCCCTGGACTGCTCCGGTCTTTGATGACCGAAACGCAACGGCGGATCCGTTGCTTATCTGCATGTCGTCTATGGAGGGGCTGGACGGTAACGGCGAGCGACAGCCTGCAAGCTGCACATGCATTACGGAGCAGGGAACCGCATACGACATCAGCCAGCCGGAGTGCCGCACGATTGCGCGGCGTGGTCCGGTCTATAACCCGTACCGTGAGCGGACGCGGGAGAGGGAGCAGGTCCAGCCTCAGACCCAGCCGCAGATGCCGCAGATGGCAGGGCAGGCGGGCGTGCCGGGGCTGACGGGTGGAGTTATCGAAAAGGCGACTCGGGCTCTCGGGTCGTTCCCCGAGTCTGAGCCGTACAAGACCGAAACCAAGGCTGCATCCACGTCAAGGGAAATCTGATGAACAGTGGCGCGCGGGAGGTAGTGAAGTGGCTGGCAGTGCTTCTGATGACCGGCGACCACGTGGCGCGGGTCTTCTTCGGAGGCTACCTGGCGGTGGTTAGCGAGCTCGGGCGCGTCGCCTTCCCGCTGTTTGCACTGGTCATGGCCTACAACCTCGCTCAGCCACGTGCAGACGTCGGTAAGTCCGTTCGGCGGCTGGTTGTATGGGGCATAGTTGCCCAGCCGTTCCATGCCATCGCCTTCGGGTACTGGCTTCCCCTCAACGTGCTGCTGACGTTCGCACTCGCTGCGTCGGCTGTGTGGTGCGTGCAGCGGCGTCGTTGGGTGCTGCTGATGCTCGCTGTCCTGCCGACGCCGGTATTCGTCGACTACCAATGGGCCGGGGTGGCGCTGGTGCTTGCGGCATGGCATTGGTTCCGGTCCCGCAGGGATCTGAGGCAGGCTGGGGCCAGCATCAATGGTCTGTATTTCGAGACGTTGCCGGATTGGCGCGATTTCCCGTTCGTCATGATGCTGCCGTGGTGCATGCTCGGCGCGTACAACGGCAACGGGTGGGCATTTCTGGCGCTGCCGGTGTTCCTGCTCGCGGATCTGCCGTGGAATGTGCCGCGCACGCGCTGGGCGTTCTACGGCTACTATGTCGGCCATCTGGCACTGCTGAGTGCCATTCCACTGGGAGGCCGCATGGATGTTGTCCTGGCACTGGCCGCGCTCGCCGCGTTCGGGGTGTCCGCGAATATGGGTTACGAGATCTGGCGGGTAC